CACCGTGTGGGGTACCAGCCCACTAACCGATACCTAGTATTACCACGTACTAGGCTAACGTATCTGGCTTGCCTACCATGTACAAGACGACCTTGTCACACAGCATAGCCAGACGGGAGTACGTGCATCATCCGCCCTCTACTCAAAGGTGTTGTATACGTGCGCTACCTACCTTGCGATAGATAACGTGTGCCAGGGAGTTATCCCCCGATGAGTACCGTGGTTCCACCCACGAGGGGTGACACCATGCACTAGGCATCCTGTACCCTAAGGCACAGGCATACATGCTGCACCCTAAGGGATACAGTCACATACGTTACATGTGGTTACATTCTACGAGTTGTATGGCCCACACACAGGCCTTACCAACAAGGGACGTACGAAGGGGATGATCCTTCTGTCCATGGGTGTTATTGCTAACATCCGTATAAATAAAAAGACCTATCCGAAGATAGATCTTTTAACTACAACTGGTCGTAATGCTTTGCCTTATGGTCATCCATAACACTTCGTATTATGGTGTACTTTACCCCGGTGGGCTCGCATCTTTCGTACCGGTGCCGTAACTGCTATAATAATACCTGGTATTCCCCCGCTCTGTACCGTCTTTACTAAGGGGTCTCGTTCTTCCTCGTTCTCTACCCGGACTTATGCCCGCAAAGCACCTTGTACTTTACCCCGGTGGGCTCCAGGACCATTTTCCAGCCTCCCCCTTTCTCATTCAGGTAAAAAATATGATCAAACCTCAGCAGTTGCCTATAACGTTTCTAACTCGGTTATTGGCCGCCAGTCGAGAACTACACCGGCTTTATCATCGCGATCCGCGCATTCCCCAGCAGTTGGTTCTCAACACCCATCTCTTCCGCTATGCCCATTATTTTGACACCGGTATTAAGGGTCACAATTGTATATGGACTCAAATGACCGCCCGTGGGTATTTAGCAGACGGTGAGCAAGAGCTTTATCTTAAGTTGGCTAACGTACTGGACCTAGGTGTGCTAGGTGATTTATTGTCTAAGGTACAAGCAGCGAGTCCATCTAGGCTCGCCAACGTGCAGGCAGCCGATCTACCTAAGCAGATCTTGGAAGGAGAACATAGTGTCTAGACCTATATTTGACGACCCTCAATATGAAGCTTGGTATAATCGCCTACCAAGCGTGAAGCAGGAGCAAACAGCCGCGCAGCTAGATCGACTCAAGATCGGCGTACACACCTTAGCTCCTATGACCTGCCCAGGGGCTAAGAGCTGTAAGTTTATCGACCATTGCCCGATCCCTGGACGAAATGCAGAAGGTGCTCTTGAACTGGGACCCGACGCCAACTACCCTATTGGTCGTAGTTGTGTTCTTGAACGACTTTACGTCCAGGAGCGTATACAATCTTACTACGATCACCTGAAGGTACAACCGGGCAATCCGGTTGAAGGTGCGGTGGTAAATGACCTGGCGTTGATAGACATGTACAAGAACCGCCTACTTATGATCTTAGGTCAAGGTAGCCGGGACTTCATACAGACCGACATTAAAGGCTATACTGACAACGGTCGCCCTATGTACGAAACCGCCCTTCATCCCGGGATTGATATGCTTGATCGACTCGAAAAACGCAGGCAACAACTGCTTGATCGACTGATTGAAACCCGCAAAGCTAAGGCAGACCTGCAGTTGAAGACCGGTGCTCTTAAAGAAAAGGATATGGTTCTTGAACAGCTTATGGCCGTCCGCCGGGCACTTGAGGCCCAGGCGGACAAACAGGTATCAGAGGGTCTTGGATTACTGCCCTTAACTAGCCGGCCAGTAGTTGTTGATGAGGAGATCCCGATCTAATGGCTCTTAATCCGCTAAATCGTGGACAGGTATTCTTTGATATCGAGACCATAGGGCTTACCCGTGGTGCTGGTATTCATGAAGCTGCTTTGTATTGGGCGGATACTGGGCGACTGCAGGAGACCTTATTTACTCCTAATATGATCTTAGCTCAGCAAGCGGCTGGAGATCATAAACTTATAAGCTCTTATAGCGACCAACATGTGCGCGCCGGCATGACTAGCTGGCAGCAAGTGATGGCCAAACACATGGAACTGGAATTCAATGAACCGGTTCATAACCTAAAGGACACCCTACAGCGTCGGGCTAAGTTTCTTAGCGAGAAGCTAGACCAGGGTGCTTACCCACACTTGCTAGGTCAGAAAGAAACTGCAGGGCAAAACAGAGCTAGACAGCAGATGTTGGCCCGCGCGGGCGTAAAACAGTTTGACCAGCAAGCTGATGTGGACATTCAACGCTGGTTAGCCCAAGACCTAGCCGCCCAATTCAAGGGCGGCGAAACTATCTGGATTGCAAATACTGCTTTTGAATCTAAGCAGCTAGGCGCGCAGTTGTCAGCCGACGAAGCTGCAACAGGCAGCAGAAACCCGTTATTTAGCCTGCTACAGACCAGCAATCCAAAGAACCATGATCCCTTTTACGTTACAGGCGCCGATGTACAAAGTGCTCGTATCCGCGCAGGTATGACCAATGACTGGACTGCAGTTTATAAAGCCTATAAAGCCAATATTCCCAAGACTGGTGAAGTAGCGGTTAGGGACGTTTTAGACGTTACCAAGGCCTTTATGTCTTATGGTCAGCAACTTGGCATGTTCCAAGGCAGTAAAAACATGTATGGGACTGGTATTGATATCAGTCATCAGATTATCAGCCAGGCGTTTAAGAACCAGTGGCGTAGCACCTTGGGAGAAACTCACCGAGCTGCAGAAGACGTAGCGGTACATACTAAGTACGTACTTGATAAAATGATCGGCCTTACTGACGTACTCCAGGCTGTCAAAGAAGGCCGCGGACAAGCCTACTTGGATGAAGCTAAGACCGGCAAGGGCGCACTGGCTGTGGCGGCTGAGATCTTCGCTACCTATGACCAGATAGCTCCACAAGCCCTGGAGATGGGCCTCAGCCAGCGCCTGGTACGTGCAAAGATGGACTTGCTTAGAGAAGGCAAGACCAAGCAGTATAACGGTGTACAAAAGATCTACCAGGAAGAGCATCTGACTCCCAGCGGCGGCCGAGTGGCTGTTCAGCGAGAGAAAGCTCGTAGAACTGAATTTACTACAATGGACGAAGTCGGTGACTTCTTAGATCGTCAAGGCCATTATCAGCGTGCTGGTAAATCGGCCAAGCAACTATGGACTGAGATTGAAGCTCAGGTCGGCCCGCAAGCGGGAATAGATGACTTTCTTAACTGGGAGAACAATAAGTTAAAGACCCTCGCTGTTCAGGCCACAAACGCTGGTAGTGCTGCGCCTGGATTAAAGGCCGTACTGGGGCAAACTGGCAATGCGGGCAAAACCCTAGGAGCTATTACCGCCGCTGGTAGCAAAATGGTCCAAAACAAGGCCGGTACCTTAGGAGCCGCCGGTCTGGCTTTAACTGCCTTAGGAGCCTTAAGCGGCCTGCTGGGTACCCAGGGGGATAATACCAAAGCTGAAGAACCTAGTATGGTTAGTTACACCTACAAAGAATGGCTAGCTGCCCAAGAAGGCATGGTCAATCAAGGCGTGGCCAAAGAAAGTCGCGGCTACACAACGGACTTTGGTAGTCCTTATGTGGGGCCGGTAGCCAGTCAGTTGGTATTAGCTGAACAAGAACTACTACTCGAGCGCGAGAAATACCTGCGTAGTCAATACGGAGCAACCCACTACGATCCAGAGCAAGGTATCTTCGCCATTCACGAGCTGGCTAACATGCGTAAGTACAAGCAAGGTGGCCATTCGTTTATTACCGGAAGTACTGCCGCGGGTGGTAAGTACAGCAGCTTAAACGGCGAAGGACTTCGGGAAATAGATATTAGCCAAGGTGGTTGGGATGCCGTGGTCGAGGACGCCGACACCGTAGTGTTGAAGAAGAAAGGTCTCAGGGCCAAGGCTTTGCGCGCCATAGGCTACGAACAGTCTTACAGTTTCCGTATGGCTGGTATCGACGCACCGGAAACCAGCCACGGTAAAGATAGTTACCATGCCCCTCAGCCTGGCGCAATGGCCGCTGCTGAAGGCTTTAAAGCTATGGTCGAACAGTCTAAGGGCAAGAACTTACGGATGGTCTACGACCCCGCGCAGACCACCTACGGACGTATGATGGGCGTCATGGTAGCCGATGGTATGAACTTAAACTTTGAAGCCGTCAAGCGTGGTCAGGCTGCACATTTGCCGTTCGGCAATCCACAGAAGTCGATGATTAACTACGGGAGCCTCAAGACCGTAGAGACATCAGCTTTTGAAGGCGGTAAAGGCATCTGGGCGGAGCCGTGGAACCAGACGTTCTATCACCTAAGTCAAGGTAGTAAGGAACGAATGACCTTTAACACCTTGGCTAAGAAAGAACGTATTGTCCAAAACGAAGGTACAATGAGTGCCGTTAGCTTGATGGAAGGCGCTCAACGGGCGGGGCGTGCGCCCGTTGAAGCTGCCGTTGAATTCGGATCGGCTTATAACCGAAATACCACCGGGAGATCGATGACCGGCAGTGACGTAGAGCGGCTTAAGTACGATAAAATCCAGCGGCCGACACGTAGTTATCTAAACGATAATTTGAGACAAACGGCCAGCTTTACTCGTACGGCCAACAACCACAGCAGGGCCACGGTAGCGTTCCCCAAGCAAGGGGCGGATTACGGAGCCTTGAACGGCACGCTGGCTCTTGATACTATGGGAACGACTAATAATATTTGGAACAAACAAAAGAGCCAAGAATTTGAGCGTTATGGGGCTATAAAAGCCCATAGAGATCAGCGACGGTCTCGAATGGCTGAACAGCAGCGGGCCGCTAATTCGGTTGTCTTTCAATCAGGTGTCGAACACCATAGGATGTAATAATGGGTTTTTATAATCAGATGAGAGATTACATGAGCGGCGGTACGATGGCTCAGCTTGGTTACGACCCGGTTGAACGTCTTGCTAACGGCGGTACAATCTATGAGGGCTTTAGCACCAGGTTGGAAAACAATCCAGGCAAGACTTGGTTGCCGGAGTACAAAGGCCAGGTAGCTGGTTGGGATAAGATGAGTAAGGGCAAGGCGGCTATGACTATGGCGCCACAGATAGCGGGTTTTGCCTTTACCGGCTATGCGATGTATCAGGGTTACCAAGAAGATGGCCTAACTGGTCTTAAGGACGCCTTCGTTTGGGATATGGCAATGAACGCGGGTGTAAATCATTGGGCGTTTGCCAGTCCTGGACATCGAGATGGGCTTAGTAAGCTTGGACAAACGGGTATCAAGCAAGCAGGTACGATGCTTAAGGACGGTGGGCTTATGCGCAGAGGCGCCCGTACTATCGGCGCTGGTATAGGTGCTTCTATCGGTCAGGCTGTTGGTGGTACGCCAGGCGCCTTTATTGGCGGTTACATAGGGGCTGCGCCCTTTAGCGCTCTAGCAAGGCACCCAATGGGCGTTGGTGCTGCTATTATGGGCGCTGGAGCTATTGCTGCTGGTTACGGTACTTATCAGATTCTTAAGCAAGGCGGCGGGGCTATTTTAGAAGCTGGACGACAACATACGCAAAGTAAACGTGGTATAGATACCAGTGGTAGCATTTCAGCTCATATGACACAGGGAGCAAATACAATGAGATCTCGGGCTGTGCAAGCTATGCACAAAAGCCATCTCAATGCTCGTAGCGCCTTGGGTCAAGAAGCGGGCTTGATGCATTACCCAGCTAAGAACTATCATAGTAGATACCGTTAGGAGAACAGGGTGGAAAAGCATAAAATCAAACAACTACAACAAGCTATTTTGCAGGCTGTTAATGAGGATAAAAATGTACTTATTGTCGGCCGTGGATTTTGGTTTGTGTACTTTAGCTACCTGATTGAAAAACAACTGCTTGACTTTGGGGCTCTTAAGACCCCAGGTCCCTTTTGGCGCTTTGAACATTCATGGGTTGCGGCCCTAGATCTTAAGGATAAGCCAAACAAGGGCATTAAACCAGATTTGATTATTTGCGTAGAAGATCGTAAGTTTGATACCCTAACGGACTTGTATCAGGTTGTTCTGCCTATAATGGAACAGCATCCAGAAATTAATGTAATCGTAGAGAGCGGGAACTAATGACCAGCGTAGATAGTATTGAAAAGGAACTGTATTTAATTAACGAGTATGGGACTAGGCATCAAAACCCAGATGCGGTGCTTAGTCCTGAGTCGATTGAATACATGAAGAAGAACTTTAATATCGATACTACGTTGCATAGCACTTGTATCAATTGCCAAGCCAGGCAGATGCTGAAGTACGGCAACAAGCTGGATACTGACGGTAAGTACGTCAAAAGCTTTACCGTGCCCTGCAAGGGCATTCCCAAGAACTTGCCTGCTGGTAGCGGGGCAATGATTGATCAAATTGTCAAAGATCATGGTATTGATCGCGATGTCGCTATTCGAACGGTAAAGGCCTCAGTTGATCCAGTCGCATGGGCGGAGCTTATGTTCGGGTTCTCGGACGATAAAGAGAAATGGAGATTGCGTAACTACCAGAAGGAACAGCTTCGGTGTACGGCTCAGAACCTTGTTGTTCGCGAAGGTCGTCGTACCGGTAAGACCTTTATGGCCGCGCTCAAGTTACTTCATGTTGTGTTCAACAAACAGGTTCTTGATGGCTATAGCAGTAACGGTAAACCGCTAATGAGCGGGCCCAGCATAATGATCGTCACTCCTTACCAGGCACAGATTCTTAACATCTTTGATGAAATGGAACGCCTCCTTAAGATGAATGCCGAACTCAAAGGACAGACTACTAGCGGAACTGGCGGGAGTTTGTATGTAAAGACTCCGTTCTTTCATATGGACTTTGCTAACGGAGGTAGTATCAAAGGCTTCGTTTCTGGTGTTGGAACCAAGGTAGACGGCAGTGGCGGTGGTACAATGCGTGGTCAGTGTCTGCCCGCTGACACGTTAGTTTTGCTAGCGGATGGCGGTTCAAAACCTATCAAGGATATTAAAATCAATGACTCCGTTTTATCGGTAAATGAGTTTGGTTCTATTGTTGGTTCCAAAGTAACTCATGTATTTGAACCAAATTTTAAAAAAGGATACAAAGTAACTTTGGCATCAGGCAGAAGCTTTGTGGCTTCTGCTGATCATGGATTCGGCGGTTGCGATCAGTCGAAAACGAATCGAAGTAGAAAAACAAAGGCTGGCAATCATTCTTTAATTTGGAAACCAGTAAAGGAATGGGCGGTTAAAGAATTTATTGCCGTGGCAATGAAATTCCCCGAAGCCCACAACCCTTTTAGTCTCGATGAACTTTATATGATTGGACTTATGACTGGTGATGGCTGCTGTACTTTAAATGCTTGGAGCAGGAAAAGTCTTCGATTTTCTACAGGTCGAGAAGAGGTAGCAGTAGAATTTGTCCTTCGGGCCCAAGCTCTCGGATTCAAAGCTTTTACTTATAAAAAGGAAGATGGTAATTACGATGTAAGAATCACTGGAAAAAAATCAGCTCAAACATTGTGGAATTTATTGACTAGAGCTGGTGTCGCTGGATGCTTCAGTTATGAAAAGATTTTAGATCCATCAGTATTAACTGGAACTGAATCTCAGCGACGTGCTCTTTTAGGCTCTTTGCTGTCTACTGATGGATGGATAACAAATTCAGGTAGACATTTTGAGGTTGGCTATGTATCGACGTCAAAGTCGTTGGCAAAACAAGTTCAACACCTAATGCAAACCTTGGGTGTCTCAGCCAAATTAATATTGAAACCAAAAGGAGTTTACCGAGACCAATGGGTTGTTTCGTGTAAAAACCCACGAGGAGTTGTTCGTCTTTTAACCGATACATATGTCCTCGGAAAAACAGAGCGAGTAGCACAGGTTCTTGCGGCTGCTAAGGTTAGAAAACTTGATGGGGTAAGAAACTCTTATCAGCATGAGTATTTTTTAGATCGGATTATTAGCATTGAGCCAGCTAGCGAAGAACAAATGTTTGATATCGAAGTTGCTGGTGCTCATAACTTTTTGATCGAAGGTGGAGTTGTAACTCATAATAGCGCTCACTGGATTTACCTCGACGAAATGGACATGATCCCCGAAGAGACAATCGAGAAGGTTGTTATGCCGATTTTGCTTACTGACCAAGCAGGTGAAGTAAGCTTGCTGGCTACCAGTACACCTATTGGTAAACGAGGTAGATTCTACAAGTGGTGTCTCGAAAGCCCCAACTTCAAAGAGGATCATTTGCCGAGTACGCTGCTTCCGCAATGGGGCAAGATCAAAGGCCTACTAGAGTCAGAAAACACAGAAGAGTCTATGCGCACGGAATTCATGGCTGAATTTGTTGATAGCACTTACGGTGTGTTTAAAAGCGGTTTGGTTTATGCGGCGCTCAAAGACTATGAATATCCAGAGACAGCCGATCAGCGTTTTTGGGACGCTGCCGGCGTTAAAGACCAGAGTAAGTTAATCACCACAATTGGCATCGACTGGAACAAGAACGCTGGCACAGAGTTCTGTGTAACGGCCTACGATATGGGTGTTAATAAGTACTTTGTACTAGAGACCGTTAATATTAGCGCGGGTGAATTTAGTTCCGTAAAGTGGAAAGAAGAAGTCATACGGCTTAACTATAAATACGGTCCGGATTACATCTACGCCGACGAAGGTTATGGTCATACGATTATCGAAGACCTGAAGTTGCTTGCCATGGAGTTGGCGCGCAAACCCAACAAGAACGCCCGTGAACTAGCGACCGTAAAGCTATCAGAGGTAATTAAGTCTTATAACTTTAGCTCCAATATTGAACTTCGTAGTCCATTGACTGGTACAGTTATTACCAAGAGCGGCAAGGAGTTCTTGGTCGAGAACGCCATCAGGGTGTTCGAAGACCAGTCTGTTTGGTTGTCAGTTGGCGACCAAACGTTGCTTAAAGAACTACTTCATTACGTTGTACTTAAGCGGAGTAAGACCACTAACAAGCCTATTTACGGTGCTGATAGCGCGAAAATCGGTGACCATAGACTAGATGCTTTTATGCTTAGTCTGGCCGGGCCTCAGTTGGAGAATGGTCTTTATAGTAAGAACACCAGCTATGGACCCGTGAGTGCTGGTAGTTTTGTACCAAGAGTAGAAGAAGATAAAGAGCCAATGAGTTTAGCCGAGCAGCTAAGTAAAACCACCACTACGTTCGGTGGCAATCTAAACGTGCTTCATATTGTCGGCGGTCAACCATCAAAGGCAGAAGAACCGAGGCGGGAGATTAAGACCAGAATTACTGGCCAGGAAAAGACTGTTCATCAGCATTACAAAGAAACGCTAGTAGATGGTCGCCTTGGCTTTGATACCGACCAGGAAGACCTGTATCATCAAGGAACTGATACTAGCGGGTTTGTTTCCCCGAGGCCAGTACGTAAACGTAAAAGCATATTTGGAAGGACTAACTAATGAAGGGGCTCCGAAGTTTATTTGGCCTAAACATGGTAGAAGGCGCTGCTGGCCTTAACTTTGGGGCTTTGGCGAGAGATAAGTTCAAACCAGATATGGCAAACCTGTTTCGCAACAAAGAAACAGGTGGGGCTATGGGCAATATCAGACATGGTGATTTCGAAGATGCTGGAGATATAACTCAGGTTAATCATGAGATTAATCTCGCAGAAGTAGAGTTCGAAGGCACAGATGCCGGGCTTATTCCTGGCGGTGGTATGGCTGGCCTATTCCGCCAAACTGGGTCAAATGGAGATACGATTGTACCCGGTGGTTCAAACGGTAAAACTCTTGTACCGGAAAGAACTCAAACTATGGCTATGCCGTACGCTGATGCACCTACACAATCTATCGAGCCGCCAACTTACACCGGACATATCCGAGATGTTACAAGCACCGGATACACTTCTAATCGAACGATAACCGATCGAACCGTAAGCGATCGGACGATGAATGACGTTACGTTTACTGGTGCCAGTGAAAATGATGCTACTCAACCATATGGGATCCCTAAAGCAAGGGCTATTGGTGCACAAGCTATTAATAACAAAGCGAAGGTTAAACCCGTAGCTCAAAATGCAGGCGCTGGTGGGCCGCTTCCGGGGGCTCCACCAGCTATCGATAAACCTAGTCCTTCAGCTAGTATCCGGGGTATTAATGCAGATAGTTCTAGTATCGGAGAACCCATAAACGCAGCAGCAGCGGCTAGTAGTTCGCATACCCCAGGTGGACTTGGCGGCTTTAGTGGCGTAGCTGGAGGTATGGTTATGGGCGGTGCTGGTGGGTATATGGCCAATCCTGATGAGCGTGGCTTTATTACCGGTGCTGTTCTTGGTGGATTTGGTGGTGCGGCTGTGACTGGTGTTGCTGCCCTCAAAGGCTACAGTGCAATGGCTGAAGGCCTCGGCTCTATCATGCCAGAGAGTGCCAGTGGTATGATGAAGGGCCTTACCGACAATGCCCGTCGTTTGGAAACCGATCAGCGGACTTTGTTTGCTAGCGGTGCAATGTTGACCGGCGGTGCTTTCAATTCAATCTTTCCCGGTGAAGGAAGAAGTCATAAACAGGGCTTTAACAAAAACCGTGGTAATTCGTTCTCGAGGTAATAAATGGGATTAGCGTTTTATAGTGCTCCTGGTGCTCCTTTTGGAGTTGGCTCTTTGTATACGTTTCATAATGGACGTATGGGTGGTGTCCAGGAGAAAATTGTTTATGTAAGAAATGACGATCCAACTTTATATTTTGAAAGCCTTGAGCTTGGCGTTAATCTTGGAACGTATGTGGATAATGGAGAATACGCTGAAACAGGCTGGGGCTATAAATTTATCTACGGTACTCGTCAACCGACTGAAGGCGAATGGAATACTGTATATAGTGGTATCCCTGTAACATTACCTAATATCGGCAGTACACATGCTGCTGATACAAGTACCTACCATCCTGTATGGATAAGGGTTTTTTGTCCGGGGCAGCAGCCTCCTCAGCGTAGAGAAAATGCTACACTAGAACTTAGTTTCATATCTAAATTGGTAGGTTCATAATGAAAGCCTTTGATGTTAGTCTTGGTACGTTTGTCCCTGTTCACCAGCCAGAAGATCTTGATCTTGTCGACGCCCTGCCTGTTGGACAAGAAGTTGAAAAACAGCCTGGGGCAGTTCGTCCGGTCCAAGGGCCCGGTGGAGAGCTAAAAGAACCCGCAGGTAGGCCTCTGACTGCAGAGGAGGCAACGCTGGTTCATAACTTAGCGCGATCTCTTCAAAAGGAGATCGCGCAGACTAAAGCTAAAATCAACCGCGTAATTAAAAGGATTGACGAAATAGCTTCTAAAAACAACAATCCCGAAATTACGTTTAATATTGATTTGAGTAAACGAGCAGCTCTTAGGCGCGCGGTACAGAAGGCCTTTGGAACGAAAGCCAATACCCTAACGTACTCTATGTATGTAGAGGCACTAAGAGCTAGGAAGGAGCTTCAAGAAGAAGAGGCAAATACTTACCTGGGTGCTTTAAATGGCCAAGAAGAATAAAGGATTCTTCACGCGCTCTATGAATGATGAGGATGCCGTAGAAGAAAAGGATATGCTTGAAGAGCAGTATATGAAGATGTTCCCTAAAATGGGAAGGGATTTTGTACACCGTGAAGATCTTGAGCAACTGCTGCAAGAACTTTTGTTTTTCCTTGCGCCATTGAAGGCAATCAGTCTTCGCTTAGATAACGTTAATGCTCATCAGCGCGCTTTAATGTATAAGGGTCTTCTAGAACAAAACAAAAACGGCAATGAAGTGTTCAAAGACCTTATAAATATGGACGAAGAAAATGAGTAGCCCTTCTATTAATTACGATGATCCTCAGCTATATGAGCATCTAACTATGATCATAGATCGCTTTGAACAAGCGGCACTTAAAGCTGGTGATCGTCGATCGCTGATGATAACTGCGACTGCCCCACTTATGGCCATGGAATCTGTTTTAGACAGCGCTGGGCTCGCCCTGGTAGAAAGCCGCCCGCCGCCTGGTATTCCTCCGGGACCAACGCCTCCGCCGGCTGAGGGGCCGCCTGGGGCTGCAGAACCTAACTTCGGAGTAGACGTCAGCGATGAAGATGATAACGGGCTACCGGAGATCCGTCTTCGTGGTTCAATTGAATTTGAAGCTGATCTAACCGATGTATTTGGTGACGATCTTGGCGGTCGAATGAATGAGTATATGCAAGAATGTCTCAATTGCGATGCTCGAATTGAATTCGATTGGCAGTTGCAACCGATTGATTTACTTGGTCCTATTGCTCAGCTCCTAAGAGAAATTAATCTTGCGGTTGATTCTTTCCAACGACAAATGGATCCTGTGCCAGCGTTGCAGAATTTCTGTCGAATGCTGAATGGACTTAATCCATTTTGTATCCCGGATTTGATAACCATACTGATGGCCCTTCGAATGTTAATGCAAAAGTATCTTACTTTTGCGCTAGACATAAAGCTTGATTGGACGGTTGTTCTTGGCCCGATCTTAAAGGTGATTGTAGATGGAATCAATTCCTTTGTTAGAAATATTGGTCGGATTATTTTGGCCCCTCTTGATTGTTCTCTTGGGGCGCTGGGCACAGCTGAACGACTTCAGAATGAACTAGATGCTTTAATATCAACAGCTGTTGGTGTTGGGGAAAGGATTGGCGACCGTGCGGAACAAATTGGTGGAACGGTTACATCCTTTAGAGAAGGTGAACCTGCTATAGAGCCAATGGATAATGAGCTAATTGATGCACATATCAATTGGAGAGACGTAACCGGAGATGATGAAACTGGTCTGCCTATACAGACTCGCGACCGCAGACAAAACGATGAGCAGCGAGAAGGCAGTGATTTTACGTTCCCAACTGGTTTTAGGTTTTCTGACAAGGTCTCATTGCCTGATGCAGTTAGGGATCCTGATTTTTTAAAAGCCAACTGGATGACTCAACTTCGAGTTGCGGTAGCTGATGCTAAGCGCTGGATCAAAGAAATGATGAATAAGATCACCAACGCTTTTAATTCCTTACAGAAGTTAACCACTGGTGGGCTTGGTGTTCAGCTCGGTAATTTAGGATTGTTGTTGTTTTTGCGCGATATGGTTGCCGTTGTCGGTTCGATTATAACCATGCTTAGAAACAATAGGGGAATCACCGATTGGTGTGAATACATACAAGACAATCCAGAAGCGCTTCGGCCTTTGCTTCGAAATCTTGATGTTCCGGAATTGGATTTAATCCGAAGAGAGGATACAATCGTTCTGTTAGACGCTGGACAAGAAATTGGTATAATCAACACCTGTGCAAATAGAACTTATAGCAGTACACCTCAAAGTGCTTTGTTAGCTGATTGGATAGCCAGGCTACAAGATGAAGGTATTAGTTAAATGATTCAAGATCATGTCATTGACTCTTTTATCCGTGCAAATAAAAAACCACAGCCCCCATTGGAGACCGTGGTTTCAGATGCCACTAGGCAAAGCCTTGAGCCTCAGCTTATCAAGAAGGTTAATAATCGAGCTTTAGCTTATTCTCATAAGTATCGAGGCCAATGGTTTAAGCCCGAATACAATCTTGGTGAAATTCAACGAGCACAAGATACAGAAAGCTATTTGTTCCGCGCAATTCAAAAGAAAGTAAATCGGATTGTTATTGCCGGTTTCTCCTTTACTGGTGCGAACTCAGAGACTGTAAAGTACATCAAGAGGCGATTTAATGAGATGTCTTGGGCCACTCAAAAACCTTTTGGCGAACTTGTAGAGCATATTTACCAAGATCTTTTTAGATATAGCAATTGCATGATTGCCAAGGTTCGGAATGAAGAAAAATCTATGGGCAACGTTCGAAAGAACCTAAACGGCAATGATATCGATCCGGTTGCAGGATATTTTATTCTTCCTTTTGAAACACTTTCTTTTAAGACCAAGCGCAATGGTGAGATCATCAAAGTCCTTGAAGAGTTAAAGAGCGGCGAAAAGGTAGAATATCTGGCTAGGGATATTATTCACTTCTACACGAACAAGAAGCCTGGCTTTACAATTGGTACGCCAGAGATGTTTCCTGCTCTTGATGATATTGCGCTTTTACGACGAATTGAAGAAAACGTTGAAGATCTCATTGAAACGAATCTGTTTCCAGTCTACCATTATCAGGTTGGTACCGTGGATATGCCCGAACGAATTGGGCCAGATGGTGTCAAGGAAACTGATGTAGTCCGTAAGAAGATAGAATACATGCCAGCAGGCGGTGTTTACGTTTCAGACTTTAGACATAGCATTTCAGCTATTGGAAGCGAGGGGCGGGCTTTAAGAATAGATGCCTACCTAACACATTTTAAGAACAGAATGCTTAGCGCTATTGGATCCAATGCCCTTGATATGGGCGAGGGCGACACTGCCAATAGAAGCACGGCTGGTACACTGGCTAAGAGTACCTTGCTTGATATTGAGGCCATGACTCTAATCGTTAAGCGGTTTATAGATTTCTTTATGATTGGCGAGCTTATGCTTGAAGGTGGATACGATCCCTTTGATGATGAGCAAAAGGTAGAAATCCGCTTTGGGATCATCGATAAGGAAGAGCGTCGGGCTGACGAAAACCAACAGATTCAGCTTTGGACCAACAATCTACGGACCCTTGATGAAGTCAGAGAGGCTCTTGGGTTTAAGCCTTGGGAAGAGGAGCAGTTTGAGCGAACGCATTTTAGACTCTACGGTGAGCCTGCTGATTTGCTTCGGGGTGCTGCGCCTGGAAGCGCTGCATCCGAAGCTCTTGGAACACACCCGAATAGCAGCATCACTCCTAAGGCTGTCAAAGCAGAGCAAAAGAACGCTGAGACTTTGGCTAAGAAATCAGCTGTGCAAGGGCGACCTGCAACTAAATCTGCTAGCAAGAACACTAGTGCTAATAAAGCACGGCCCGCTAATCAATACGGCAGTAGATCAAGTGCAAAAACGACTAGAGATATTGCACTCGGCGATGGCGAAAGAGCCCTGTTGGTAACTTGCGACCAAGAAGTTGATTCTGGTAAAGTCAATCAATGGTTTGATTACGTTAACAAGACCTATGACCTTCTTGGCGATAAGAGTATTTCCTTTGAAACTTTCGCTAGTACTTTACTCTGGAGACTTTAAATGAGCGACCTTAACATTCTGGACCTTTATAGATTAAAGCCAGAGTTTCAATTTCGAGAAATTCAAAAGGCAAAATTAATGACCGAACTTCTCGACGTTAAAGCGGAAGAGAAGAAGGGTCTTGACGTAACGCTTGGCATTAGTACAAGTGCGCGTAGAATTAACAACCGAATCTATACACCAGCCGGGCAACAGAAAGGTTTGAAAACCTGGACTGAACCCTTCCGTAAGCCGATGATCCATAACCACGATATGGAGCGTGATCCTGTCGGCCGCTTTGTAGAAGTGCGCCAAGAGTACAATAACGACGCAATTAAATTCTTTAAGGATTTGCGGGATTACGAAAAGTTTAAGACCGAGATCATGAGCGATTCTCCGGAGCGGATCGCTAAGGCGTTGAAGAAGCACAAGCTCTTGCATAACAAGGAGTGGCCGGGCCTAACAACTCTTGTTGGTGTTGTGCGGGTAACGGATGAAGACGCGGTGGAGAAATTCCTAGATCAGCGTTATCTTACTTTTTCTGCCGGTGCCGTTACTGATCGCTATGTTTGCAATATCTGCCTTTCCGATTGGGGGCAAGGAGATATCTGTGAGCATGTGCCGGGTAAGCTTTATGATGGTGAGCCGTGCGTTCACATCACGGGTACCTATGTAGGTAAAGAAATTTCAATTCTTAATAATCCTGCCAATGATTTTAGCTTTGTTCGTTCTCTATCGTTAAAAGACGGAGATGATAATGAGATTTTTAACAAACAGGACTTTAATGTAGAAGTTGATTCTTATATTATGGATTCTGCAATTGACTTAGGAGTTGATATGAAAACTGAATTTCCACTCAAGGATGCTCGCGAGCTAGTCCTTGAGATTTTTAAAGACGAGCAGCTTGGCCAGGAGCTGCTCGATTCTCTAGAGTCTGGGAGCCATTATGAAGTGGCTTGGCTTGTGAGAATTCACGATGCTCTTCATCAGAGCTATGATTGGCAAGTAAAGTACGATGATGCCAAAGGTGCTTTGCCTAAGGCTGTATTTGGACTTCACGCAAAATTGCATGGACTTGCTGATACTGGTGGCTGGCGCGATTCAATAATCAACGGTGCTCTCGACGGCTTTGATGAGGCTGGCGAAGAGTCTGAAAGGTTTAAACTTCCAGAGACTATAACCAAAGATGCCGAGGTTGAAGAGTCTTCGATTGTTGATGCGGAAGTAGCAGCAGAACCCGTAGCAGATGCTATTCCAGAAGGTCAAGTTTCTGTTGAAGATCAAGCTGTTGAACTAGACTGGATGGTTCTGGACTATGCTCTTGCGGGTATTGCTGGCGGTTCAGTAGAACCCGAAGTTATTGAAACTCTAGATAAAAAGCTTGTTTGCGGTCCAGAAGGCTTGTTCGTTATCGCAGATGAGAAGCGGCTTGAGGCCGCTCGTCTGCTGCTTACAAAGGTGAAATTAACTGACGCCCAAAAAGCTGTTCTGGTTGAAAAAATAGACCTCGCTGCAAAAGCACTCGAGGATTCAGTTTGTGGTTGTAGGCGTTGTACCTGTGGAAGCGTTGAAGACGTAAAAATTAATTACGCAAAACTACTTCTAGATCATCAAGAATTAGTTGAAAAAGTAAAAGCTTTGGAACCTGTACTTGACTCTAGCGTTGAAGCAGCAGAGAATATTGATAAGCCTGTCACAGATACCCAGCATGTTGAGAACCCAAGTATAAGCAGCTCACAAGAGCTACCGAATACGAAGAAGAAAACGCTGGGTCGCTTTGAACAGAAAATCGTTGATCAATATCAAGAAATTTTAGCTAAAGATGGAGTAGATAACGCGAACGCGCACTTAATCAGTAAACTTCGCTACCTACCTCCAAGTTTTAACATTCAAGATTACATTCAGGAGAATGAATAATGTCTACTCAACTCTATAATATCCGCGAGGATCTAACCAGTTCTGTTACTCCTAACTGGAGAAAGAACGATAACATTGCTCATCCTAGCGGTGAGTTTCGGCCAGCTCCTTGGTTGCCGATTGCGTTTTTCAAATCGGCTGCAAAGACCGGTAACGATCCGTACGTAATCTCCGGTGGTAAGGTTGTGGCTTTTGAAGTTGGCGAGGGCAATATTGTTCCCGCTGGTCTTCGTGCTGCTTGGGCCCAGGCGACTGGTACTACCGTACTGACCTATACTGCCGATGACGTCTATTGGGGTGTTATTGACTTTGTAACTGGTGCGAAGGTCACGGCCGCGACTAGCTACACGGCTCTTCAGGTTGCCCGTGCTATTACTGAGCGTGGCTTTGTACACTTCAGCGTAACAACTTCTGGCACCAATCCTCCGACTACGACTGCCGATGTTGGTGAGATCGTAGAAGCGTTTATCTCCTTGCCTGTTGGTGTTGCTGCTTATGATATTCATAAGTGGGCTGGTACCCCAGAGCGCGGCGATCAGCACTTCGCTAACTGGAATAAGCAGCACCTCATTCAGTTCTTGACTGAAGTCCAGGTCGAAGTTCCCCACATGGCCCTTGCCAATGGTTCTAGCGTCTTCGATGTTTCGGTTGTTGCGACGACTTCTACTAACGCGGCTGGTGTGACCCCCGCGGTTGGCGCGGTTATGAATGCTACTGGTCTTGCTCTTTGGGATCGCTACAGCGGCCTTGATGTGACCAGCAAGGTTGCTCTTATCCTCGATGAACGTGATATCGCTAGCAATACAAGCCGTACGCCTGTTGCATGTAGTGTTGCCGGTGTGCTTGTTAACCAGAAGACCAGCGTTGAAGACGTGAAGGTTGCTGGTGACTGGTACCTCGACGGTGACGTTGGCGCGTTGTTCTTGACTGCTGCTGCTTACACAGCGCTTGTCGGCAACAACACTGACCCGACTATCACTTACTCGTACTACGCTTCTGGCGCTACTGTTGCTAGCCAGCGTTACATCCATTTCACTGGCGATGGTAATCCTGGCGATCTCATCAGCTACGACAAGGCGAGTAACTTCTGCAAGCTTGGTTCTGCCGATGATGCCCTTGGCGTTTCTAATACTCGTTCGATTGGTCGATTGCACTCGAAGATTCGTGAACCGCGTAATCTTCTGGCCAGTGTCAAGAGCGCTTGGAATCTAGCCAACATGTCTGCGGCTTCGCGTATGCCTGGCAGCGCGACCGAGGGCTACTCGGATATCATCACGCTTTCTGCTGAACCAGTTGCCGATGAACTTATCAGCGTA